GGAATCAATGCAGGTTCTGGCATTAAGGCCGACTGGGGAATCAATGCCGGTGAGGGCATTGAGGCCGGTTATGGCATTGAGGCCGGTGAGGGCATTGAGGCAGGCACTAACATAAATGCCGGTGAGGGCATTAATGCCGGTTGGGGAATCAAGGCAGGTTCTGGCATCAAGGCAGGTTCTGGCATCAAGGCCGGTTTTGGCATTGATGCAGGTTGGAGAATCGATGCAGGTGATGGCATCGATGCAGGTGATGGCATCAGTGCCGGTGATGGCATCAGTGCCGGTGATGGCGTCAATGCCGACTGGAGAATCGATGCCGGTTATGGCATCAAGGCCGGCTCTGTCATCAGTGCCGGTGATGGCATCAAGGCAGGCACTAGCATTAAGGCCGGTTATGATATCAAGGCCGGTGATGACATTGAGGCCGGTGCTGTCATCATCGCAGGTGAGGGAATTAATGCCAGTGATGGCATTGAGGCCGGTTTAGGCATTAAGGCCGGTTGGAGAATCAAGGCAGGCACTAACATAAATGCCGGTTGGGCAATCAATGCCGGAGAGGGAATTGAGGCCGGTTGGAGCATCAAGGCAGGTTATGGCATCATCGCAGGCACTAGCATCGATGCCGGAGAGGGAATCAAGGCAGGCACTAGCATTAAGGCCGGCTCTGGCATCAGTGCCGGTGAAGGCATTAAGGCAGGCTCTGGCATCATCGCAGGTTTTGGCATTAAGGCCGGTTGGATTGACGCGAAATTCAGAATATTTGCTGGAACTTGCCCGTGGAGGCTGCCGACGCCAGATGAGCACAAGATCATAGGTGATCTGCGCGGCGGTACTGTTGCGTTCGGCGTGCACGTATCCACAGCTAAAGAGGCCGAAGGAGAAGTGTAATGGCGACATCCACACCCCTCCCAGAGTCTTTCAAAGACGACCCGACACTTGACAGCTTCCGAGACGTAGAAAGCCTGGGTGTCTCCTACATGACAATGAAGAACATGCTTGGTGCCCGCGTCCCCTACGAAGAGGCGGCCCGACTGCGGGAGATCAACGGGGAGCTGCTGGAGGCGCTGGAAGCGATGGTTGATTGGGACGGGGAGCACTGGAGATTGACCAGCAGCCATCCAAACGACCGAGACTATCAGGACGATTGGAAAGATTTGATGCAATTCGCTAAAGCCATCATCGCCAAAGCCAGAGGGGAGAAGAACAATGGATATTGAAGCGATTAAGGACGAAGAATCCTGGAAAGACACGACAGAGGTTTATTTTGACGGTTCTATGATGTTCGGCCTCGGCTATGACATGTTCGGGTGGCACTACCTCCGAGAAGAAATCGACACGCCAATTGGCCGTTTTGCTATTTGGCCAGAATACACATGCAGAAAAACATGGGGCATGTATGGTGGAGTATGTTACTGGTCACAATTTAATTTGCCATCTGCACAAGATGCGCGTGATTCTGTGTATGAAACCGTGAGAGAGCATTTGCTATTGCTGGCAGGAGAAAAGAAATTAGCGAGTGGAAGCTGGTTCCTGTTGAACCAACGGCAGAAATGATCGAAGCGGCAGAGGCATGTTGCCCGTTCGGGGACATGGAGCTTGCCATTCAGATGGCGATCATTGCCGCGCCAAATCCACCAAAGACAGAAGAAGCTCACCATTGCGCCTTGAACATGATTATGGACGGAACCTGTTCGGTCTGCGGCAAAACGGTTGAACAGTAGCCGCAGGCGCGCTAAAATGACCCGTCTGCAACCACTACCAGGACAATGATATGCCTGCTGACTTCAAGCGCGACGAATACAACGACCACATCGACGATTGGAAAATGGCCGATGCAGCCGTTTCTGGGCGCGGTGTTGAAGAGTATCTTCCATGGTTGAATCCGAACGACAAAAACTCCGACGAAAACCAGAAGCGGAACAAAGAATACCGTGACGGCGCGGTATTCTATCCGATCAGCGGCCAGACGCTGCAAGGCATGATCGGCATGGCGTTCAGGGAAGATCCTGAAATCTCCATGCCGCAGGGGCTGGAGTACCTGGAAAGGGACGCAGACGGGGCAGAGGTAACCATCATTCAGCAGGCTCAGGACATCATGGCCGAGGTGCTGAAAAAGGGCCGGTGCGGGCTCTATGTCACCTTCCCCAAGGTTGAGGGCGATCTTTCTCGCGCCGATATGGAGACCGGCGGATATCAAGCCACCATCCATGTGATTGACGCGCGCCAGATCATCAATTGGCGTTATGAGTCTGTCGGAGGGCGGCGTAAATTGGCTCTGGTGGTCATCTCCGAGACGGCTGAAATCGTCGAGGATGACGGCTTCAGTCTGAAGAAGATCGATCAGATCCGTGTGCTACAACTGGCCGAGGGTATCTTTTCCGTCACCACATGGCAAAAGCCGGACAAAGAATGGATAGTCATTGACGAGGCTTTCCCAACCGACTCAGCCGGAACGAGCTGGACCGAGATACCGTTTGTTTTCATCGGCTCACAGGCCAATACGGCGGCAATCGACACCGCCCCTTTGATGCCTCTGATTGACATGAACATGGCCCACTATCGGAACAGCGCGGACGTGGAGGACTCAGCCGCCTATTCCGGACAAGCTCAACCATGGGCGTCTGGAATCACTCTGGCGGCGTTGGATCTGATGAAAAAACACACCAGATTCATCGGGTCGCGCCACCTTCTGTCAGTCCCGCATGGCGAGACTTTCGGCTTTGCAGCCGCCCCTGCCAACACGATCAGCCGGGAGTTGATGCGCGACAAGCTGGATGTAATGATCGGCCTTGGTGCTCAGATCATTTCGGACAACGGAACCGCCAAGACAGCCACCGAGGCGAAGAGCGACGAGGCGGCGCGGACTTCGGCCCTTTCCATGGTGGCCAACAACGTGAGCGACGCATACCAGCGGGCAATTACCTGGGCTGGGCGGTTCATGGGTGATGCCGGGGATATCGTTTTCGAGATTTCGCAGGACTTCATCCCGGTTTCGGCAACAGCACAGGAGCTTCAGGCCATGGTTGCCGGGTTCGTCCAGGGTGTCATTCCGGCAAGTGTCTATTTCGACTGGTTCAAGGCGCGGAACCTGGTGCCAGGTGACATGGCGCTGGAGGATTTTCAAGGGGAAATCAACCAATCAAGCTTGAGCTTGGTGGAGTGATTATGTGTGGAGAAAAAGCCAATGAATTCACTCGCGCAGCCCTTCAGCAAGACATTTCCAGTTTATTGGCTATTGCTGTTTGCGCATGTGCTGCATTAATCGTTTGGCTGATTGTCTGCTTTGCCTTCGAGGTGTTGCAGGGGAGAATGGACGCCAAAGAACTGGGAGATACCAATGTAGATGGATCGGATGCCCGATCATTATAGCTGGAAAGAGGAGTGTAACAGATGAGCAAGGACGTTAATGCGGTCTTTTGTGTTGCTGAAGAGTTTTGCAACATCAGCTTAAGCAATGATATTTTCTCCCAGAAAAATGCGATAGCGATAAGACCAGGGTGCGGCATGTATTTACATACCACCAAAAATGCCTTTGGTTGCTCCTACGGGGTACTCCTTAAGGTTAACAGCCTCGTGTCAGTTTACTTGGCCGTTGATCTTGCGTGGATTATTAACAACCTTGCAGAGAGCGAAGTAATTGACGAGTGGGAGATTTCTTGAAGAAGCTGTCCGACAAGTTTTGATGAGAGGAGATGCCAATGGATGATAGAGAGATTGACGAGATGATGAGAGACGCGATTTTGCGAGGAGTCGCAGACGTTCTTTTTATCGTGTGCCTTAGTACGGCAGCATGCTTGCTGGTGTTGTTGCTTCCATGGTTGTGGATGGTGCTTCATGCGTGAAGATGAGATCATTGACGCTTTGGAAGGCGCGTCAATGGTTCTTTTTGGTGCGTACTGCGTCAAAGTCGGTTTATTTGGCATCGGTTTGATTGTTTTTATATTGTTGTTTCGCGAAGCCTCAAGGCGAAAACTATAACATTCTGCCTCCTGTCGGAACGTATATGAAAGTCATGCTTAGGATCAATTATGACTGACTCGCTCACCACCATCACCACCCGCCACCAGTCGCATTTCGAGCGTCTGAAATCTCACGAGGCGGCCAAGATCGACGAGTTCATTAAGGAAATGGACGCGTCAATCCGCGAGTTATTGACTCGCGATGACATCACCGAGTTTTCCCGCGCCAGGCTGGAACAGCGGTTGCGCCAAGTGGAAAAGCTGATGCGCGGGACGTTGGCCGACTATCGCAAGGTTTGGCGGGAGTCCATCACCGAGGCGGCGCAATACGAGGCGACGTTTGAAGGGCGATCCCTGGAGCAGGTGGTGGAAGGCGTGGAGTTGGCCATGCCGACAAATAAGCAGATCGAGACGGCTGTTTTCTCCACCCCCATCGGCGATATCCCAGGCCCGATGGGCGGCCAACTCCTCGAACCGTTCATGGACCTGATGGACTCGAACGAAATCCGCAAGGTCCATGGGGCGATTCGGGCCGGGTATGCGCAAGGGGACACGACGGATAAGATCGTTCGACGGATTCGCGGGACCAAGCGGGCCGGTTATCGAGATGGCCTATGGGCCGGGACAAAAAGGGAGATCGAGGCGGTTGTCAGGACGTCATTGCAGCATGCTGCCGGGGTGGCGCGGGCGGAAGTTTGGCAAAAAAATGATGAGGTGATAAAGGCCGTGCGCATTGTCGCCGCGCTGGACAGTCGCACATCAACCATTTGCCGCTCTCTTGACGGGCGGGAGTTTCCCCTGGACAAAGGTCCGCGCCCACCGTTTCATATCAACTGCCGTACGTCTGTTGTCGCGGTCTTGAAGAAAAAGTATGCTGACCTGTCATTAGACCGTACCAGGTCCAGCCGCGACCCGGAGACGGGGGACGTTGAGAGCGTTTCTGCTGGGAAGACCTATTACGGGTGGCTCAAAGGACAACCGGCCAATGTGCAGGACTCAATCGTTGGCGTTACAAGGGGCCAACTGTTGCGGGATGGAGGGTTGTCGGCCAAGAGGTTCGCAGAGCTTCAGATCGACAAGAACCTGGAGCCGATGAAATTAGCGGACATGAAAAAACTTGAACCGGCGGCATTTGAGCGGGCCGGACTTTGATAGGAGATCACAATGCTAAATGAAAACAAAGAAGATGAAGAGTATGTTGACCCGCTGGCATGGCTTGACGACTTGGAGGATGATTGTGGCGGGGCGTTTTCTGAAGTGTACGACAAAAAGGCAACGATGACGCCTGTTGACTTTTTCAAAGGCGATATTTTTATCAATGCCATAATGGACGGCATCCTGGAGATTGAGAGCGCTGGCATGAATGTCAGTGATGACGAAGATTTGAGACTTCAAATCCACGCCATGTTGCGGGAGACTTTCTATGCAGGGTTGAAAGCGATGGCCGTTGGCGTCGATGAAGAGATGGACGAGATTACGTCATTTATTGCCTCGAAGGAATGTTGGGATCTTGATTGGCATTCATGGGGCGACCTTTAACAAACGGAGCGAGACATGGCAGAAGAAGAGCAGGGACAGGAAGAGCAGCAGGAACAGGTCAAGGACAATTCCGAGGTCGAGGAGCTGCGGGCCGAGCTGGAGCGATTCAAAGCGAAACACAAGGAGCAGGAAAAACACCTGAAAGCCAAGGAAAAAGCAGAGCGTGAGGCGCAGGAAGAGGCGGCGCGGAAGTCAGGAGACGTGAAAAGCCTGGAGGCATCGTGGCAGGCCAAAATGGAGCAGGAAATTGCCACCAGGGAAGCCCGTATCGCCGCCACTGAGGCCCGCCTTTCTCAACTTACCGTCGGACAGACCGCTCAAAAGCTGGCGGCGGAATTGGCCATCCAGGGGAGCGCCGACGTCCTCTTGCCACATATCGCCGGACGCCTTCGCATGGAACAGACGGATGGCGGAGCGGTGGTGCGGGTGCTTGACAAGGATGGTAAACCGTCGGCGGCGACCATCGACGACTTGAAAAAAGAGATCGAGGCCAACAAGGCGTTTGCCCCTCTCTTGGTCGGCAGTCGGGCCAGCGGTGGGGGCGCTCCTGGCTGGCGCGGAGAGCCTAAGGTTGACATGACCGGGTGGATGCCGGAGGATAAAATGGAATACGCGCGGAGCACCAGAAAAAACAGTTGACGTAACAGCCAAAACGTGAAACGATAGCTCCAACTCGTCCGTGACGGGTTAATTTTTTCTGAAATAGAAGGCCGTGCCTTCAGGATTCTAACTTCCTGGGGGTGCGGCCTTTTTGCGTGCCATAGCCTCCAAAACCTACACGAGGCTCGAAAAAAAATGGCTGCACTCACCCTTGTTGAAGCTGCGAAAATGGAGACCGGAGACGTCTACCGTCAAGGCGTTATCGAGAAATATTACGGCTCTTCGTCCATCATGGCGAACCTGCCGTTTCAGGACATCGCCGGGAACTCGCTCAAGTACAATCGCGAAGAGACCATGCCAGGAATTGGATTCCGTGGGGTGAATGAGGCGTACACCGCTTCTACCGGAATCATCAACCCGATGACCGAAGGTTTGGTCATCGCCGGTGGTGACTTGGACGTTGACAAGTTCATCGTCGACACTATGGGGGCCGGTCAACGGTCCGTCCGTGAGGGGATGAAAATCCGCGCCCTAGCTCAAGCCTGGACCGCAAAATTCATCAACGGCGACATCGCCAGTGACCCGCGAGAATTCGACGGTCTGAAGGTCCGCGTCACTGGTGACCAGCTGATTGCTGCCGGGACCACCGATGGCGGGACCGCCCTTTCCTTGGCCAAGCTGGACCAAGCGGTTGACCAGACCATGGACCCGACGCACTTGATCATGTCCAAGGCCATGGCGCGGAAGTTCTCCGCTGCTGCCCGTTCCTCAAGCGTCGCCGGTTACGTCACCTATGACAAAAATGAGATCGGCATGCGCGTCATGCGCTACAACGATTTGCCCATCCTGACCGTTGACCTGGATCATGAGGGGTCGGAGATTATGCCGTTCACCGAAACCTCTTACACCTCTTCGGCGTGGGGCGGAACCGCCACCTCTGGTTCCATCTACGTGGTGTCCATGGGGGCCGATGGGCTGACCGGCATTCAGAACGGAGGCGTGAGCGTACGCGACCTCGGCGAACTGGAAGACAAGCCCGCCTTCCGGACCCGTGTGGAGTGGTACAACGGCATCGCCATTTTCGGCGCCCGCTCCGTCACCCGGTTGGGTTCCATCGCCAATTCCGCCATCACCGCCTAAGGAGGCGATAAAATGAGTAACGTTTACGGTCATTTCACCTATGACGATGAACTGTCCCTGAAGGACGCAGGGCTGCTGGCCTCTTCTACCGATGGCGATATCCTGGATCTTGGCAGCGGTCTGGTTGACGGCTTCCTGGTCGTCGATCTTTCCGCCTGCGAGGTTGCCACCGGCGATGAGATCTATACCGTCAGCCTGGAGGGATCCAATGTCGCCGCCATGACTTCCGGCTCCGTCTGCCTGGCGAAAAAGGTCTTCGGAAACCTGGTGGTACCCATGGATGCGGCCCTGTCCACCGCCAATCGGTACGTTATTCCCTTCCGCAACGAGGAAGGCGGCACCGTCTACCGCTATGTGCGGCTGTCAACCCTCATCGCCGGGACCGTCGCCACCGGTATCAACTTCAGCGCGTTCATCGCCAAGCGATAAGGGGGACATATGGGAACGCGATACACTGACGGCGGGCATGAGCTCCTGAGCAACGGGAACGTCAAGACTAAGCTCGGGGCCAAGTCCATCGACAACAACCCTGATGGTGCGGGAAGCATCCCCGCCGCCATGGCTTCGTATGTGACCGCCACCGAAAAAGGGGATGGCGTATTCCGACAGACCACCCTCACCCTTTCGGCGGTGCCGTTGACCGTGCGGGACACCGAGCAGGGTGGCGGGGTGCAAATCTACACCTTCCCGGCTGGGCGGATCGGTCACATCGGGAGCTCGGCCAGCCTGGCGGTGACCACCACCAGCGCCCTGGCCAGCACGCTCAACGCAAGCAAGACCTGTCAGATTGGCATGGGCACTGTGACCCAAGCAAACGCCACCCTGGCAACCACCGAGCAGGACTTGATCAACAATACGGCGTTCACATCTTCGGCCACCGTTGATGTGGCGTCGGCCACCGTTGCCGGGGTTGGCTTGGGGTCTCTGACCCCGCACGATGGGACTAGCACGGCCATTGCTGGATTCCTCAACGTGGCCGTCGCAACCGCCGAAGATATCGACGCAGACGCAACCGTTACGGTGAGCGGGACCATCACCCTTACCTATGTCGTCATTGACGTTTAGGAG